ATATCTAAGGAGATATTAGAAAAATACGAAGAGTTTGCTCTTGAGGCTGATGTTGATATTAAATCCCTAAATGACGAGATTGCTTTAATACGTTCTAAGATTACCTACCTTGAAACTCATCCCAATTTCTACAATAATGACTTAATACTTAAATTTACCGAGCTTGTAAGAAGGCTCGTAGAGACTAAACAGAAGGTTGAAGAAGGTGTAAAGAGTAAGGTAGTTATTGAAGTTGTAGTAAAGATAGTAGATGATGTGATAAATATAATTAATAAAAGAGTGCAAGATGCTGAAACTAAAAGACTTATTGCTAGGGATATGAAGGATTTGAATTTTGAAAGAATTCTATTGAACTAGAATACTTATATAATGTTTTTTGTTAGGATACTTATATGAATAATGAAATTCAAGAGGTAATAAAAGAGAAGATTACTGATTGGGAATCCTCAATATCTCCCGTTATTGCTTTATTTTCTCCTTGGCTAATAGATAATCCACAATACGAAGAAGTTCCTGTTGATATTAAAACTTTCATTGAGTCTCCAGATTACTTAGATGCTAAGAATGAATGTTGGGAATCTGTTAAAGAAGATTTGTCAGAATTGTTTGTGGGATATGATAGTCCTGATATGGAATGGAAATATAATGAAGCAGTATTCGATGAGGGAATAGGTTCTGGTAAATCTTATAAGGCTTCTGATATAATAACTTACTTAGTATATCGCACATTAATACTCAAAAATCCTCAAGAGTTCTTCAGCTTAGCTAAAGATTCTACTATCTACTTTATCAATATGTCAGTAAGAGCAGAACAAGCAAAGAAGATTGTATTTGGAGAAATAGTAGCAAGAGTAAATAATTCTACTTGGTTTAAGAAAAAGGAATACTTACCTAATCCTGATGTTAAATCTGAATTACAATTTCCTAAGAATATAAATGTTGTTCCTGGTAATTCTAGAGAAACATTTCCTTTAGGTTTCAATTTACTTGGAGGAGTAATGGATGAGGCTGCTTGGTATACTGAAACTGATGTTCATGATACTGCTGAAGAAATCTATAACGCATTGTTTAATCGTATTAATAAAAGATTTGGTAAAAAGGGAATGTTGGTGATGATAAGCTCCCCAAGGTATGTTGATGACTTTATTGAGAAAAAAATGAAAGAAGCAGAAACTAATACTAGAATATTCAGTAGAAGGAGAGCTACATTCGATGCTCAACCTAAGAATAGGATTAGCGGAATAATGTTTGAGATTGATGGATTGAGAATACCGATTGAAGATAAAGAAATGTATGCTAGAAATCCTGATAGATATAAAAGAGATATTATGGCAATACCTTCCTTAGCTCTTGAGCCATACTTCAAACAATGGAATCTAGTAGAGCAAATTATAGATACTCAAATCAGTAATCCTGTAATAGGCAAAATGCAATTGGCTGACTGGTTCTGGGGAAATATAAATAAGCAGTATTATATGCATATTGATTTGGCTTTAGTATCAGATTCTGCTGGCATTGCTATGTGCCATAATGAAGAAGAAAAAGTAATAATTGATTTGGCATTGGCAATTGACCCTCCTCCAAATGGAGAAATTGATTTAGCAGAAATTCGAAATTTGGTATGTGAATTAAAATCAAGAAAATTCAGTATACAGAAAGTTACGTATGATTCTTTTCAATCTGCCTCTAGCATTCAGGAGTTAAACAAGTTAGGTATAAATTCAGAGAATCTTTCTGTGGATAAAGATTTGGCTCCGTATGAAACATTAAAAGAGCTTATATATTTAGGTAAAGTTAAAACTTACAGAAATGATAGATTATTAGAAGAATTACACAGATTGGAATTGATTGATGGCAAGAAAGTAGACCATCCATCTAAGGGAAGTAAAGATATTGCTGATGGAGTAGCAGGTGCAGTATATAATTGTATGATGAACCAAAACATTTTCTCATTTGGGTTTGCAGGTGATATATTGAAGCATAAATCTCAAGAAGAAGTAATTAAAGAAGCTGAGACGTTAACAGTAGATGGGTTAGTGCCCTATGGGTATTGTAAAGGGAGAAGGTAAAAATGTGTAATAAATCAAAAAAAGGTAAGACAATAAAGAAAAAGAAATCAAATAAGAAATAACTTTATGGAAGTGGGCATTTATCCGTATGGTGGTCAAGCATAAGCCTCAAATAAAAGAAAAAAGAAGCAAGCTACTCTATCTTACTATATTCGTTAGTGGAGTAATTTTTGGACAACTAATGATGTATGGCATATATTTTCTATCAATGTATCTTTGGATAAGGAGAGATTGATTATAATGGATGGAACTTTTGTTGAGTGGGTAATGGCGGGTGGAATAGTTACAATATCAGTTTTTTCAATCGCTACTTATAGGTATGTAGGAAAAATGAAAGATGAGACTGACAAAAGAATAGATAGAAATTATTCAAGGTTTGATGAAGTTAAGAGCAATATGGATAGTAGTTATACAAGAAAGGACGTTTGCGCAATACTGCATACTCAAGTGACTAATTCTTTAACAGAAATCAAAGCAGGATTAAAGGCAGTAGCAGATGATGTGACAACATTATTAAGACATAATGGAGCAAAGAAAGATGGATAATAGTAATATTCTAACTGAACAGAACGATGCTATTTCTCAAGTGGATTGTAAGATATTTGATAAATGTTGTGATAATCCTAAATTCATTAATCAATTTGGTAGTAAGAGTTGTGTCTGCATAAATTGCAAAAAGAGATGTAGGGGATGCGAAGAGGATTATCTTAAAAAATCTGGTAAAGGTCGTTTGTAAGGAGGCAATTATATGGATGAGAGAATAATTCTGACGATAGAGAAGCTAAGGGAACTTTGTCCTAAATGCGCAGAGAAAGTTGAGAAAAATACTTTAGCCAAGGGAATGAAAGTAAAAAAGGTATCAATCAGAAAATCCGACTATGATTGGTTTATGCTTAATAAAAATGATAGACCTCCTAAAGAATGGTGGGATAGATGTATTGAGTCCGTAGGCGGGAAAGCTGAAGACCCCTCTGCACTTTGTGGATGGGTTTGGTATCATCAGAAAGAAGGAGATGAGGAAGCCTCAATACCCGATACGGAGGATTCAATGGAAGCAATCAAAGAGAAGATGAAAGCAGATGAATGTATTGGCAAATTGAGAAAAGACATTGAAACAGTAATGTGTTGGAGAAAATTTGGAAAGCCATTGAATAAGGAACAACAAGCATTTGCTAATATAGTAGCTGATGAAATGATAGCCTTGAGGGTAGCAAAACAAGTAGGTATTCAGCTTGTTAGTAAAAATAACATAAATTTCATAAAGAAGGGTATGCAACCTGTTTATGGTTCAGATAGAGTTGGAGGAATAACTCAAGATGTAGTAAGTAATGTGCAAGCTCAATCAGGAAAGTTTCCTAGACAAAATGCTAATCCAAGAACAGATGAGGATAGGGCAAAGAATCATTTTAGAATTTCTGATGAAGATTGGGAAGCATTACCTGATGAGAAGAAACAAGAATATATTGGACAATTACCTGAACGAGGAACTGGGAGGGGAGTTACCAAAATTGCTAAACCTACTAGCGACCCTTCAGCAAGAGAAAAAGTCCCTGCTTCTGCTTCCGAAAGTGGACAACTTCCAAGGAAGACATCTGATATCAAAAATGGTAAACAGAATACTCCAGAAGACCAGAAAGAAGGGGAAGTGACGGATACTATTGGAGAAGAGAAAATAGGACATCAGCCCAATCTACCTATACCAAAGAAAATGGCAGAAGAATTAATTGCTAATGCTCAATGGGGAATTGAGATTGGAGCATATACTAATATGAAAGAAGGTATTGAGAGCCAATTGGGCAGAAAGGTATATGAAGAATTTGTGGATACTGATGATAAGTTAAAAGCAGTAATTGCTTATTTGAATGGATTGAAAAAGGAGTAGTCTATGAGCGATAGGGAGGCAGTATGAAAATAATCTCAGTAATAAAAAATGGTAGACGAGTAGATATTCCGCAAGAGAAATTTCAGAAGATATTAGAAGAGACAAAAGAAAAGTTAGAAAAACAGGAAAAAGATACTATTGAGAAGTCGCAGAAAAAAGAGGAGAATCCAGTATGAAAATCTGTTTACATTGTGGAACACAAACCAAAGATGAGGATGATTACTGTCCTCAATGTGGAAGACCTGTGTATAAAGAGCAAATTGTTCAAGCTCCTATACCAGAACCGAATCAATCTAATCCAATGAAAGACGTAATTGGGAGTTAATATAGATTAACTAAAACAGGAGGTTCAAAATGTTACGATTAAGAGATGAGATATTTTCAACAGGAAGAACGGGAGACTCAGCTTTTCGAGGGATTGTTTTAGGAACTCACAATGAGAATAACGGAATGTACCTTACTAGAAAAGCTATGATAATGAAGGTAGTTACCAATCCAGCGGCAGCTGAGACGATAGTAGTAGGGGGTAAGACTTATACATTTAGAGCTACGGTAACAGTAGCTGATGAAATTAAGATAGGTAATTTATTGACTAATGGGGACTTCGCAAATGGTAATGATGGTAATTGGGGTGGACCAAATTGGACAATAGATGCTACAGGAGCTTTACACGTAGCTGGCCCAGCATCAGGAACAGTAGATGCTGTTGCAGATTATAGTGCAACGGTTCCAGGGACAGTGTTAGTAACGGATACAGCTCATGGATTAAACACAGGTGCTACAATTACAATTGCGGGAACTTCTTCTTATAACGGAACTTTTGTAATTACAAAAGTAGGTGCAGATAGTTTTTACATTTATACTGGATGGATTTCTAACCAAACTGGAACTTGGACTTGTACGGGAAGTATTGTTCCTTTAGTTCAAGAATGGTTCCCAAAAACAATTGCTGGACATACTTATGTATTAGGATTTACAGTAGCAGGAAGAACAGCAGGAACAATTACACCTTACATTGGTTCAACAGCAGGAACGGTTAGAAACACAAATGCTACATTCTCTGGTGATTCTATTGTAGCTACTAATGATGAATATGTTAAGTTTGTGCCTTCAGCAGATTTCAATGGTAAAATTAGTGCGGTTACAGTTACTGATTCAGCATCTGATTTAAAAGCTTTAACTGCAAAGTCAATAGCAGAAAGAATAAATCTTGATACTGCAACTTCTCTTTGCACAGCTTATGTAGGATTAGATAAAGTAGGATTGGCTGAAGAAATATTAGTAGTGGCTAATACTCAAGGAATAACTCCTACTTTTACTCCTAATGGAGCAAAAGTAACTGCTCAATTAGCATTTGCTACGACTATTTCTGAAGCTAATCTTGAAACAGCAGCATACTTTAGAAAGGATTATACAGCTGAAGTAGATTCTAAACCCACTGTGTTAGTAGAAAGGAATGCGGGAACAGATTATAATTTCTTGTATTAAAGTAAAGGAGAAAATATAATAAAATTTCGTTCTAAAAAACTTAATCTCTGGCGAGAAATCATTGTTTTAGGGATAATTGGGATAATTTTGTTGATTATCGCTTTGAGAGTATAGAAGGAGGTCAAATATGACAAAATTTATAGATAATGGACTGTTTGTTGACCCTAGATGGAAACATACTCCTTTTGCTGGAATATTGCTCGCTAACCATAATGTGACTAATGGAGCTAAGTTTACTTCACCTGTTATGGTTATTTCAGTTGCGGGTAATCCGGGTCCTGGTGAAACATTTGGTATGGGAGGAACAACTTTTACATTTGTAGCAGCAGGTGCCACAGGAACTCAAGTAAATATAGGGGCTACAGCAGCGGAGACCGCAGCTAATATGATTGTTAAGATGAATGAGTATAGAAGAACTATTGGTTGCACTGCCTATCCTTTGAGAAAAGCTACTTTGATTCTTTGTGTGGATGGCACTCCAGGCACACATCTTACTTCTCCTACGTTTCATCCTGATAGCGTTCCTAATATAGTTGAAGATATGCCTTGGATGAACAAGATTACAGGTCATATGTTAACATCAGCGGACTATTTTAGAATTGGAACTCCTTGGGATGTTGATACTAAACCAATAGTATTGACAGAAAGGAATGCGGGAACATACCAGAACTTTCTTTATTAAGGAATAACTTATGGGCGAAAAAATAGTAAGTATATGTAAGAGATTAGTAAGATACGATATTTCTTTAAAGAAGCAAGAACCTATTGCATCCGATACTCCAGTTATTTCTCAAGGAGCAATAGTTACTTTAAGAGGACATAAAGGTAAAGTTTTACAAACTGAAGGAGACGTGGCTACAGTAAGCTGGGAAGATGCGAGTTTGAGTAAAGTTCCTATTAAAGATTTGAAGTATGAGGGAAGAGTGGAGAAAGGTGGACCAGGTAGTGGAAGAAAACCTTCTGGAAAAGTTTGGGCTTGGGAGAAGGAGAGATACGGTAGTGGGGGTGAACCTACTCCAAGTGAGGAAAAGAAAGCAAGACCTAGATTTCCTAGAAAGCCTACTGGTATCGAAATGAGTTTACCAGCTAAAGAAAGAAAAGAATATTTTGGAGAGCAGAAATGATAAATATACTTTTACATACAATAGCTTATGCTTGTTTATCTTTCAGTGTTATTGGATTTATTTCAACAAGTATTGAGATGTTTACTACAAAATCTTATACTTTGTTGAGAGTTATAGTTTATTGTTTGTTATTTGGGGTTGGATTAGCTCTTTTGTAACTATGGCGGAGATTGACCAAAATAGGTAGATTTCGCATAATCTGAGTGGAAGCGACTACCAGCACATATGGTATAAAGGGATATTGTTTAATTACCATAATGGTAATAACAGTCTCTACTCCGCCAATGGCTTTATAAAATGCAAATTTATAGAAGAAGTAAGTTGGAAAGGTTGTTGATTCTTCCTAATTTAATAGTTGTTCATTATTATGTTTTTAGAAGGTATCATTCGAGATTTACTAGTTTAAAATATGCAATTATTTTAGCGTTATCAATCTTTTATTATTAAATGAAAGTAATTACACTTATTAGTAAAGGCAAAGTAAAAACAGTAAGTATTGATGACCTTAAAAAATTAAAGATAGAGCTTACCCAGACTTGGGAAAACATTTGTAATAAATGTGGTAAGTGTTGTTTTGATAAAATGATAACTGATAAAGGTATTCTTGTTATAAATTATAATAGTCCTTGTGCATATTTGAAGTATATAGGGCGAAAAGCAGAATGTTCGGTATATGATAAAAGATTTGATAATTGTTCAAAGTGCAATACAATACCAGAAGCTATTCAAAAAAGATATTTACCTGCTGATTGTCCTTATGTAAAATCAGTAGTAGGATATAAAGCTCCCGTAGACAATGGTAATTTTTACAAACGAGCAAGACAAAAACTTGTTAAGGATAGTATGTATTCTGGTGGTGATTTCCCTACTGGCGGCACAAGAAATATGCCTGCGATTCCTCCTCCAAGGATTACGGCATTGGAAGCGCAAAATCCTACAAGAGAAGATTTAGGTAAACCAAAAGATTGGTTGAGAAGAAGATTAGAGAATAAAAGAAGAAGACAAGGTAAAATAGGAGTATTAGACCCTAGAGAGAAGACTACTTATAATATTAAACCTAGTGGTCACGCTTTGGGGGGATAAGAAAAGAAGGAGGATAAGAGATGAAAGTAGATAAGTTTTCACAGGAAGTAGCAAAGAAAGAAGGATTAAAGAAACAAGTCAACATTGCTCAAATTAAAGAAGTATTGAAAGTCATCAATGAGCTTTTGGATAAACAATTATATAAATTGATTAGAGAAAAGTAGATAAAACGTTAAAAATAGTAAATAGATAAGAGAAGACCGAAGGAGTTAAAAAATGGGTATTTTACAAGTAATAGGAAATAGAACAATAATGCCAATAGTAAAAGCAGTAAACCGTCAAATTGGTATAAGAGGTGCTGAACCACGTAAAGGTAATTTTCAGTGGATGGCTAATTTACCTTCAAAGAAAGTTCTTAAACCTATTGTAATTAACTCCCATACTCTTAAGAGTTTATCTAATACTGACCCTATTACTTGGGCAATTAAGAAAGCAAGAAAAGCACAAGTAACGGGAACTAGTTGGGATATAGTTAGAGATACAGAACAAATAGAACTTGAATTAGATAGATGGTTTAATGTAATAATGAGCAATCTTAATCCTTGGGGGTTTGAAGAAGTATTTCATCCTATATTAGTCAATAGGGATTTATATTTAAAAGCCTCAAATGATATTAAGAATATATTAAGAACTTCAATTGTAAGTAAAGATGATAGAAAAAAACAATTAAAATGGTATTTTGAAAGTATTAAGAGAAAGGTTAGACAAGATGCGGATGAACATGCACAAATAGTAAAGAGAATTTTCAACAGACCTAATGATAGCGAAACGAGAACTTTTAGAAATTTTGTGGAAATATTGTTGGATGATATACTTACTTTTGATGCAGGAGTTATAGTTAAGAATAAGAATATGATGGGAGAATTAGCAGAATTATACTTAGTACCTGGTCAAGATATTAAACTTTATAGAAATCCTGATAGGACTATTCCTAATCCTCCTGAACCTGCATATGTATGGGAAGACCAAGGAGTATTGAGAGCAGAATATGCAAAAGATGAGATTGTGTATATAATGGATAATCCCCAACAGAATGGTTATGGAATGAGTCCGCTTGAGGTAGCAGCATATATTATTACAGCTTCTTTATACGCAGATGAATATAATATTGATTTCTTTAAACACTCAAACGTTCCCCCAGCCATATTTAATTTAGGTAAAAATATAACTCCAGAGCAAAGAAACCAGTTTGAACAATTATGGGATAATGAAGTAGCAGGTAAAGGTCTTCATAGAATGATGTTTTTGGCAGGTGCTGATAACCCACAATATCTTCCTATGCGTAATCAATCTTCAAGGGATATGCAGATGATGGAATATTTGAAGTGGACATTGGGAATTAAGTGTGCTTGTTTCCAGATAAGTCCGCAAGATATAGGATTTGTTGCCGATTATCATAGAACTACATCAGAAACTCAGAGAGAGATTTCTAAAACAAGAGGTATTAGAGATATATACTCATTGTTAGAAAATAATTTTAATACTGAAATAGTAAAGAAAGAATTTCCTTTTAGGGATGTTAAATTTCAGTGGCAGGGTATAGATTTGCAAGATGAACAGATTCAAGCTAATATAGATATTGCTGATATAAATGCAGGAGTAATAAGTAGAAATGATAGAAGAAAGAGATTAGGATTAGCTGCTGTTGAGGGCGGAGATACAATATTAGTAAATGTAGGGACTCAATTTGTTCCTATTGAGGAGTTAGTGCCCCCAGAGGAAACTCCAGAAGAAGAGCAACCTATGGAACAAGTAGAACAAGAGCAAGAAGTAACAGGTCAAGAAACAAAATTGGCGGAAGAGAAACAAAAAGCTCTTGAAGAAACAGTGGATAGAACTACTGTTCCTACTGAAGAGGAGAAAGCTAAAATAGTACGTATGATTGTAAATTATAGTCAACAGGACAAACTTCAAAAGGCTATGGATATGCTTAAGAAACAAGGAATGGGAGAGAATGAAGTAAAAATTACTTTGGAGGATAAATAATGGGCCAAAAATATATTATAAAACAGACAAAGAATGGTTTAATTCAGATGCCAATTGAAAAGTTTCCGTTTGAAAAATATGTTGATGTTGTTCCTGAGGATATAATAACGATTGGTAACTCTTTAGGCATAGATTGGAATACTATTGACCAAAATGAGTTAGTAGAAGGAGCAATAAGCGAAGCAAAAGAGCACCCTAAAGTAGTAACTGATACTGCAAAAGCAGTTCAAGTAGCTTTAGACCATTTGCAAGAAATTCCTGATTATTATACTAAATTAAAAACAATAGAAGGAACTGAAAAGATTTCTAAAGAAGATTTGACTGGGGCTAGAAAAAAGTATTATGATAATTTGAGAAATACTTTTGGTATGTCACACGAACAAGCCCTTTTTCACGTAAAAAGTCATATGGGTAATTCTAGTAAAAATGAAAAGGATGAATCTAAGGGTAGATGGGTTACAATAGGAGGAAGAAAAGTATTTATTGAAGAGGGAGAAGAAAAACCTTATGACCCGGATGACCCAGACCATGAAAGACCGTAATGAATCGTATAACTTTCGAAAAACCTAAAACAGTAGAAGATATTAAAGGACAATATAATATAAAGAGAGTATCCTTGGTTACTTCAGCTAATCTTTATCC